CGTCAGCAGGTATCTTTAGCTCAGCACCGATATGCTCCATTTGGTGCGCCGTGAGCTTTAGTTCCTGCTGGAGTATCTCGAAAGCTGGTATTCCCGCTTGAGCAAGCTGAATCAACTCACGAGCAGCTACAACGCCTCTTGTATGGATCTCACCAAAGGCTTTGGTGATCCTATTCAAGACGTCTTCTTCTGCTCCCATCAAAGAAGCAGCATCCGTGATTGCCCTCAGCGTTGGTATGACAGTCTCTGCAGCGAAGCCCATGGCCATAAGTCTCTGAGCAGCAACCTGAGCGTCCTTCATCTGAAAGGGGGTCACAGCTGCAAAGTCTTCCAGTAAGCCTAGGAATACCTTGGCCTCAGACTTGGACCTCAGCATTAGACCAAAAGAGACCGCTGCAGCTTCCATGTCTTGACTAAATTGAAACAGCTCTGTAGAAGCTTGCCTAATCACGTTTATGAGCCGATAGAACCCCTGCGCAATCAAGATACCAGTGACGACCTTAGACATGTCCTTTATATAGCCTCGAGTGGTCCACGTTAACCTCTCTACAGCATCGCCAGTTTTGCTGATCGCAGCCTGGGGCTGCGTCCCCAGAGAGGAGGACATCTGACTTCCAGCCTCAGCAGCTGCCTGCATTGCACCCTGAAGTCCTGCTCGAAACTCTTGAGCTCGCAGGGAGAGGTTCGCATACAGATCCCCAACTCTCATCGACATGCAAACCCCTCCCTGTCACAGAATTTGGTCTATGAACGCAACCTTCCTCGTCTCCTGTGCCTCTGAACTAGACATGAGCTCCGTGTGTACACCACATAGAGTCTGTAGCCTACGAGGCGTACACGCCCAGAACTCTCGCTCTGACATCCTCAGTACTACAGTGCCTATATAGTAGAGGAAGGGCCAGTTCCACCCGTCGTCCTCTTCAGCGGCGACGGGGCTACTTCGTTTCCCCCTGCAGCTACCCTGACCGCTTCAGCTGTCTTAGCTGGAGCTGCTTCAGGAGGCTTCTCCGCAGGTTCCTCAGGAAGAGCAATCTGAGTAGCCTCCATGATCAACTCAGTGAGTTCCTTAATGCCTGCAAAGCCAACCCAAGCCCCTACGTCTTCTGGCTTAAGCTCTTTGTCCTCGTGGACCAGCCCGGCCCACAGAAGATCCCTCACCGCTCTAGCACTTCCGCTCTGTAGAGCATCGAAGACTGCAGTGATGGAGCCATACAGATCCTCAAGGCGAGCAAAGGCGTTCAGATCATACTTCAGGTGGCGTTCCTTATCCAGTAGAACAGGAACTTGTCTCGCTAGTACTTTGCCTACGTTCATGGCCACACCTCCCAACCCAAGCTAAACCTGCTGATTCTAGACAGCTCTAAGTGGCTACCTACGAGGAACTCTATGCGATTGTGGTGAAGTCGGTGACCTTGTTCTGAGCCAAGTGGTTACCTGCGAGATCCTTCACATTGGAGGTTGCAACTGCTATATAAGCAGTGCTGTTACCAAGACTACCCGTGGGGTTGAGGGTTACTATAGTGTGAAGGCCGTTGATACTGAGGTCTGCAGCAACTAGAGTCCCATCAGAGGCCTTGATCAGGAAGAAGTTGCTAGAACCGACATCAGAGGCATAGATAGCCTCGCTGAAGGTCCACACCACGTTGGCGGTGATGGCGACATCTATTGCGCCATCTAGTGGCAAAATAGTGGCCGTGGGAGCAGTTATATCAGGTGCACCCTCTACTGCGAGGAACCAGTTAGTACCCGTTTCAGCAACATAGTCTGGGTGATCGGTGTCGGCCTGCTTAATCCAAGCCTCGTCGTGGTCGCGCTTCACAAACCTAGCCGCCAGAGTTGGCGTCTGGAAGTTAACCTCATCGCCTTTGGTCTCGTGCTTCATCTCAGGGACCGAGAACTTGCCCTTATGGAGCCACACGTACCGATACGCTCCATTAGACTTAAGGGATCTGAAGCCTATGGCTACCCAAGGAGCTATGTCACTAGCTCCACGAGTCATGACTCCACCCACCACAGTGTGTCCGAGCAGAACTGCCTGAGTGTCTGTGTCGAAATCAGACGCTATGAGCTCTAGCTCGATCTCTCCCAAGATGGAAGCGATCTCCATAGGCCCATCATCAGCGAAGAGGGTCTCCAGCTTTGGGTTCGGGTTGATGTTCGCCTGGATCGCTCCCACGACCGCCACTGGGGTGTCATACGTTACACCGCCAGTGGTGTCTGTTAGCAGGAGGGCGTAATGGAGGTCCTTCAAACCTACAACAGTACCTGGCATCTGACTCACTCCTTTTAGTCTCGATAGGTTATGATCAAGAAGCTAAAAGCGAACACTACGCGACCGTTCTTATCAACGGTGAGTTTAAAGGGATTATGCTGTGCACTAATCACCCCCCAACGGACGCTTGTCAGCCCTACAATCCGGTCTAGAGGCTTATCAAGTAGCCTAAAGATACTCATAATCTTATCTCGAGCTGCTGCATAGCTTGTATTTCTCACCTGGATCTGAACTGACCGAGAGACCGCATCCACGCCAGTGGTTGTACCAAATCCTGCAGACTCGAACGCCACAACCACGTTATCTGGGGTGTCAGGCAGATTATCCCGAAAGTAATCCACCCCATCATTCAATACTATGCTATTTAACTTCAGATACGCCCCAAGATCCTGCAACAAGTTAGCCACTTGCTACACTCCTCTGGAACGCGCGCCTGATTCTCTGACCAATCCGCGCAGACATGGTAGGCCCGAGGGGAGCCCCCCCTCGAGTCAGTACAGTCCCAGTGGAGGGCGCTGTAGTCATCTGCCTAGAGCTCCCCTTGAAGAAGCCTGCTCCACCCGCAGCATACCATATAGGATCCGATAAGTATCTCGCCTTTCCTATCGCATGAAACGCTGCCAAGTCTTCGTGGACCGTGACAGCATACTCTCTAGCATGCTGTCCTGTCTTGGGGTTGATAACACTATGCTCCCCCCCGTACCCAAAGGTCACCTTGGCTTCCTCATCATCCTGCTTAGGCGATTCTACGTAGCCACTCTCCTGCAAGGCCCCCGTATCTACTGGGACCTCGTCGAAGCTTTTTAGCATTATTCGAATGGCCTCCTCCTCCAGGGCAGGCCCAGTAAGCTCCATAGCGTATCTCAATATTCTTCGGAGGTTAGCCTCCATACCCTGTAGCCCTTGCATCTCGAACCCTATTCGAACCCCCCGGTATCTAGCCATACGTCTTGCCATCATAGATACACCTCGATGTAGTCAACGTCACCTCTCTCGTTCTTGTAAGGAGCAATGTGGAGGATCGGCGGCTGTCTTCCATCAGGTAGTACTAGCCGATCCTTCAAAGTTATGGCTCTCGTATCAGTGGTGCTGTCCAAATACACAGTCCAGTTAGACACAACTTCATTGCCAGAGTCATCCCGTACCATGGTTTGCTTACCTTGGATAGAGCACGCAAGCTGCTTGCCCACCGCGTACGTAGCTTCTCCAGCCCCATCTACGGACTTAAGAGATTGTAGGGTTATCGCGTCGTGGAGCCAATCAACCAAGGTCTTGTCCACAGATAAGCACCTCTGTGTGAAAAGCTAGCTTTACACGTTCCTCATCAAATCCGTCGTGAATAGGGGCTGCCGGAGACTAGAATCAGCCTCGTCACTATCCTTATCTGCTACTGCCATATTACCTGCGTAGGGAACGCGACAGCCCAAGGCTTTCCTCCGTAGTTCCTTAGCGAGCTCCATGTATCTCTGCGACCTCGCTTCAGCCTCAAGCCGCAGAGATCCTAACTGCCTGGTAACCTCCCGTGCAAACTTTCTAGCCAGAAACTCGCAGCACCGAGCCGCTGCTCCATACAGATTGGCCTCCACACTGATGGCGTACGTGATCTCGGCATCCGTGAGCTGAGGATCACTCTGGGTAGTATCACCAATCTCCAAGCGAGTAGCGTCTATAGCGTTATTTGCAGGATCACCACCATAAGTCCAGCTCATCTAGCTCACCCACTCTCCAGAAGTGGGGGAGGGAGGCCTCCCCCACCCCCTGAAGTTACCACGTTACGCCACGGCATCGATGAAGAACCCACCAAGCTCTGCCGCGACTACCTTCTGATCGAAGGCCATCTCGCCTTCAATTCGCTCGGTACCCAGGCCGTGGAGAGGGACCGGTATACGAAGTACCCGGTTGCCATACGCTCCAGCTCCCATCAGGCCACTCCACACGAAGTTGTAGCCTGCAGAAGGAGTCTTGAGGGCGGGCCTAGGAGCCGCATAGCACAGGAAAGCGTGCTTACCAAGGATGAAGCTGTTGGCCTCTGCAGCCTTTCTCGCTGCAGTGTTCTTGACAGACTCAGCGATAAGCACCTGCTCAACGTCGAAGAGCGCAGCAAGCAACTCAGGAGTCACAATCCCTCTCTGAGTGTACTTGATCCGCTCCAGGATCGAAGGATGGTTCTTAAGCTGCTTGTACACTCTAACGCTCAAGACGAGCCTGTTAGCCTTCTGGCCAGTCTTCTCAAGGATGTCAACCTGCATTGTATCAACATCCGTGATCGGAGTGGCTCCAGCCAGATGCCACTGCAAGAACTGGTTAGCTTCAGGAGCTTCTAGGACACCAGTCTTCTCTGTATTCCACACGCCAGGCACGAAGAACTTGGAGGCCCAGAGAACCTCTCTACGAATCATCAGCTTTTGGGTGACGAACTCGGTGGCATCCTGATCAGGATTAAGCGGAACATCACTGTTCTGCCGGTCCTCTTCAGTGACATCCTTGTGGTATGCGTACTTCCTGCAGAAGTAGTTTGGGGTGTTATCAATCTCATAGTCGCCACCAGCAGACTCCGCATCAGGAGCCCTTTCTGCAGCCTCGTCACGGAAGAAATCTTCACGCTTGTACAGGAAGTACCGATCCGACTGCTTCACTACTGGCACGTTCGGGAAGACTCTGTCAGCAATGAATGCACTTGGGGCCTGGAAATACGCCACACTGATGTTGGTCAGCGCTTGGTCAATATGGACCTGTTGACGAGTCGGCATCCAACCTCACTCCTTTCTCAGAACCTTCATGTAGCTAGCAGTCAGCGAAGCCTTCAGCTTCGCAGACTTACTTCTCAATCACCAGGAGCAGCACACCAGCACCGTCGGTGAACGGGTCAGCCGTGTCAGCAACCACGATACTGATCGTATCGTCAGCCGCGAACGCGTTGGTTGCCGTGATCTCGGTGGCGTCGATAACCTTACCCAACGTATCTGGATCCGTACCAGCACCACCGACGTCTAGAGCCAGCTCTCCACCGGTCACAGGCGCAGCGCCAATCAGGAGGCTGACAACGCAGTTACAGTCAGCAGCATCGGTGGTAGGAGTAGTCACCAGGAAGGATAGTTTCTTCAGCGACCCTGCGAAGCCTGGAGTGTACGCAGTCATGGCATCCATATCATCCAGGCTGACGAGAGTCACCGGGATTACCAGAATGGAGGGAGCTGACGCGACGCCAGTGGTGCCTGTTGCCGTCCTGGTTACCAACAGTACGGTGTGGACCTCGTTGAGGGAACCAGCCTCACGGGCGACTGCGATGACGCAGTCATCACCACCAGCTGTCACGAGTCTACCAGCAGC